ATAGGGACAGAGCATTAAATCTCCAACTCATTAATCGACCTTGCTCGATGGCAGTATCATCGCCATTTTTCGTCTCATTAGATCTTACGAATATTCCGATATATGAAACAAGTGAAAAGTTGTAACAGTATGTAAGAAAAAGGATTAATTATCCAACATTTCGAGTAGCTTCATTAACTTCCTTTCTTATTGGCTTCAATTATTGTCGTAAAATCTTTTAACACCTTTTTACGATTTCCTTTTAAATTGAACTCCTCTTTTATAATAGAGTAAGCACTCCTGCCTCTTCGTTTCATTCCTAATATTTCGAGTTTTAAGGCGCCTTTCAGAGTGCATAGCCGATGAATTTTTATGGATTCTTTATCGTCAATTATTACGATATCCGAAGGTCTTGGTTTTGCGTCTATTTCATCCATTATTTCTCTCGGCTTCAAAGTGTTTATCCAGTTCAATGAATATTGGCTCATCATCATCTCCGAGATAGAACTCGGCATCATCGTAGAAGATACAGTGTTGGATTTTAAGAATCCTTTGAAATAGTTCTTCAATCTCTTCCGCTTTATCACCTATTGATTCGGTTATCTCGCAAATCAACTTATCAATAAAGTCCGCTTTATAATCCGGCAACTCTCGACTAAGTGTATCCTTAACTGATCGGAATGACTCGATTAAGAGATGTATGTCGCCGATGTTATATAAGATGCCTTTAACTTCTGTGTCGCTAAGTTCGGTTACAAACTGTGGCACTCTCTTGTGTGGCAAGTCTCTGAAATACGACTCTTTCTTAGCCGTTTTTGTTTTTTTACTCATTATTTTTCTATCCTTTCTATTAAATAGAATATGAAACTACCTATTAAAACTGCTACCACTACATTAACCATAAACATTACAAATTCCATTATTTGTTTCCTTATTTATTTACATCCTTAACAAAATCAACAGCAAAATACAAGACAAACCATATTCCTATCAGATGAAAGATCCTAACAGAAAACAGACTCATTTCGCCCCAATTTCCAAACGGCTGATAATTAAGAACCGATGTTATAGTATTCATTATTAAATCCATTATCTTATTTTCCTCTCTATTATTTTAACATATAGCCATATTAACAATCCGAAAGTTGTAGCTCCCGCTATTATTAATCCAATAAGTGTTATTAAGAAATATATAAATTGCATTTCGTCTCCGTTTTAGTATAAGCCTGAGTATAAGTTTAAAATACGTTCCGTATCAGCATTGTTGCCGATTGCGAGAGAGAGACTCGAAATTGAGTCTCTCTACTTCGTCTCTTTTTTATTTCTTGTTTTTCATTGTCGAACTTTGAGCAAGTTGTTTTTCAAACTTAGTCACAGTAGGCATTGCTACACGAGGCGCAATTCGAGATATGTGTTGAACGTTATTTACTGTCTTTTCGACTATATCGAAAGTCTTACTAAAATTGTGTTTTAGTAATACTCTGTCTATAGTTTTCTGACATTCAACTTTCAGCTCATTTAAGACTTTGTCTGCTGTATTATGTCTATTTCTTGACTGTTTCAGTAAGCTCAAATCTTCTAATTTGTCTATTAAGATTTGTGTTTCATCAGCATTCAAAAATGAGTAAGTAGTCTCGACTGTCTCACGACTGATTTTCACGTCATTAGCTACAATTGTATCTAATATTTGTTGAGTCAATTTAGTCATTTGATTAGTCTCACTTTCTTGTTTATCGAGCTTAGACTCACGACTATTGTCTAAAATTCTCTGCTCTGTTTTTTTGTCTGTTTTCATAACTATGTAATATACAAAGAATATTTAATACAAATGTGAAATGTTACATACTGTTACACACTGTTACAATTATTTTCTTGTTATTGTCAATTAGTCTTGTTGCATATGAGACTCAGTCTCAATTACAATTGAGATACAATCTCAATTAGAGTCTATACAACTTATAGACTATAATATACAAGTCTTGTTACAAACCGTTACATATTGTTACAATTTTAGTCTTGCTTTTTAGTCTTGACTGTATAGCGTATAGCGAATTTGCGCCTGCGGGTATGACTGTGACCGACAAAGGTTGCTAAAGAACGTGAATATAACATAAGTTAACATATGTCGAATATCGTGAAATTCAATGGTAATCAGTTATCTGCGTTGGAATTATTTTCTAATAACCCAATTATAACATACGATGAAGTAGCGGATATTATAGGTGTTCATAAACGAACAATAGACAACTGGATGAAGGATCCTAACTTTCTTGATGCTTTCTATAAGAGATATATGGAAGTAGCAGGGAGAGAGCTTCCTTTGGTGATTAAATCTATGATTGAAGAAGCGAAGTCTGGTAATGTTTATGCTGGTCGGTTGGTGTTGGAACATTTTGGAAAATTAGAAAAAAGAGTAAGAATAACTATTGAAAGTCCTTTTGAGAAGTTCTTAAAACTTGACAACATTGAAGAGGCTGATTTTACTATTAGCGATGCAAAAGAGGTAGGTGAAATTGCAGATGATGTTAGTCATATAAACGGTGAATTACCCGAAAGAGATGAAAGAAACGATAACCCACGCAAAAGAAATGATTCAGAGAAAAAAGAATTAACCAGTGTTACGAAACACGCTATGAAGAAAAAAGATGTTGCAGATCAACAGCACTCTGCTTATCAGATGAGAAAACGTGCTAAAGCTGTAGGTCTTGATTTATTACCAGGAGGGCGTCAAAGCAAGAAAGCACGTCTTGATTGGTTAAAAAAGTTAGAAAAACTTGAAAATAAATAGTTTGACTTTTATAATACCTTATATGTATTTTTTCTTTTCTTTTGCTTCTTTTCTTTTCTTTTTAAACTAATATGAGCATTTCCCCAGTTAATTATAAAAAAAAATGGTTTGAGTTTACTGGATACACTCCTCACGCTGGTCAAGAAAGATTACATTTCCCAAGTAAAGAGACAAGATTCATTGTAGCAGTGTGTGGAAGACGTTGGGGAAAATCTATATCTGCATCAAAAGAAATTGAATGTATGATTACACAACCAAACAAAAGAGCTTGGGTAGTTGCTCCCACTTATGGTTCTTCTGAGAAAGTATTTAGAGAGATATGGAACGAACTTATAATAAAAAAACAAATGCCTACAAGAAGAGCATCCTATAAACAACAATACATTGAATTTGAGTGGGGTTCTACGTTTGAAGGTAAATCTGGGGATAATGCTGACTCACTTGTTGGCGAAGGACTTGATTTACTCGTCATTGATGAGTGTGCAAAGATTGGTAAGAAGGTGTGGGATATGTATTTAAGACCTACTCTCGCTGATAGAAAGGGAAAATGTATTTTTATAACAACACCTGAAGGATATAATTGGATCTATGATCTTTATTTGCTTGGCTTTCAAGATGAAATGTGGTATTCGTTTAATTCCCCATCTTGGGAGAATCAATTTGCTTTTCCAGATGGAGCAGAGGATGAATTTCTAAAAGAAGCGAAAAGAAATATGTCAAAAGAGATTTACGATCAAGAATTTGGTGCAAAATTTACATCTCTCGAAGGAAGAGTCTATCCCTTTGATAGAGAACTTGATTTTGATAACTTTCCCTATGACCCATCGCTACCTACGTTTTGCAGTATAGATTTTGGATATAGAATGCCAGCGGTTGGTTTTTTTCAGACAAGTTTAGTTGAAGGAAAGTGGCATATATACATTTTTGACGAGATTGTTCATCAAAAAAATATAAAAACAGATGAACTTGCGAAAATGATAAAAGCAAAAGGTTATAACATACAGGCATACTTCGGTGATCCAGCGGGTAAAAGTGTTTCTTCACAATCGGGTCTTGGAGATATAGAAATATTTCGTAAGTTTGGCATATCCGTGAGAACTATAAGAGACAATGTTAGTAGAAGTTTAGACTCTGGCATATCTCACGTAAGAAGTTTTATCGAAAATGCTGAGGAAGAAAGATTTCTTCATTTACACAAAAAATGTGTTGGATTGTGCGAAGATTTAGAAAATTATCGTTATCCAGAGCATAAGGAAGGAACAGACTTGAAGAAAATACCTAAGAAGGATGGATATCACGATCACGGATGTGATATGGTAAGATATTTTTTCATTAACAGATTTCCTATAAAATCACATAAATTAATGGTGGCGAAAAGATGACAGATATATCAACTCAAATAATAAAAGAATCAATTAGCGACTTAAAATTAAGTATTGCTAAGAGGCGAAGACGTTCAATAATTAAACATCTTGATTACTATTCAGGTGGGGATATGAACCAATATATTGATCAATATTTCAGAGCAGAGATATTTAGAGAGGTTCCTACTTACACGATGAATATCACTCGTAAATTTATAAATAAGATGTCAAGAATTTATAATTTAAAACCTGTTAGAGATGTTAGCAATAAATATGATATCTTAACACGAAAAAAAGATGTAAGATTTAAGCATATTGAACGAATGACTCGTCTTCTTGGAACTATTGCTATGCAAGTTATATGGAAAGATGAGAAAGGAACCTATGCTCCTTGCTTTGATTATCAACCTGTTTATTATTTTCAGCCTTATTTTCACGAAGAAGACCCTTATAAACCTTACGCTATTGTTTATCCTCTATCTCAACCAACAGAAGATATTAGTTACAATGAACCTTTAAAATATGTTTATTTTGATAGAGAAGTAAGAGTTGTTTTTACTGAAGATGGAAAAATTCAACACGAAGAACCAAATAATTATGGTGTATTACCATTTGTATTTCTACACAGAGAAGATCAAATAGATTCTTTCTTTGTTGAAGGTGCAAACGATGTTATAAACTGCAATGAACACGTAAATATTACAATGACTGAAATGCAATTAGGTTTAAGATTTCAAATGTTTGGACAACCTTTTGCTACGGGTGTATATGCAGATGAACCTATAGCTCGTGTAGGTTCTGATACTATTATAAATCTTCCTGAGGGTTCTAATTTTGGTATTGCAAGTCCACAGGGTAATCTGCAAGATGTTATATCCAATGTTAAATTTCAAATTGAGCTTGTTGCTCAAGCTAATCATTTATGGGTGCATTGGGCAGAACAGGGCGGTGAAATGCCATCGGGAATAAGTTTAATTATAAAAGATTTTGAAAGACTTGAAGATTATAAAGATGACAT